TATAAGAAATAATCTCATTTCCAATCAAAAGATATCCTGCATTTGTTGTTCCGACACCAACATTTTCAAAAGTTGAGAATGCAGATGAATCATCAACAAGAATTGCTGACGTAGAATCAAAAGTATATCCTGACGTTAATTTTGTCGGTTTTACATCGGAAATTGCTCCAGAAATAGATACAAGGTCTGTATTTGAATACATTCCATGATTCTTATGATTCACTACAATACTCAAACCATCACTTACTACATTAATTGCAGAAATTGTGACATTACCACCAACGGAAGAATTTAATGTTGTTGTAAGACCGGAGTTATTAATGTATTGAACAGTTTTACCAGCACCAGTTATAAAATCTCCCTGAACATTATCAAGAATTAATTGATTAACTCCTGTAATAATGCCAACAGAAAATCTTGCGTTTTGTCCAATCGTGAGACTTCCAATCGTTGTAATTCCAAGAACATCACCAACTTGATATCCAGAACCACCAGATGCAATTGTAACCCCAGTGGATACAACTGAACCATTTGATATTGTTATATTTGCAGTTGCTCCTTGACCACTTCCGGTTATTGTATTTAAAGTTACAGAACTATAAGTAGCAGACCCTGATGATGGGGTATATCCAATACCCGCATTAATTACACTTAGTGTTCCTGTTGATATTCCCGCACTTCCAACAAAATTACCAGTCGCATTACTTCCCCGCTGAAGAACAGTATTTCCAAGAGTTAATCCACTATCTTGTACTGTGGTACCTAATCCCACTCTAATTTTTCTAGAATTTAGATTTAGTGAATCTGGAAGTAAAGTTGCAATTTGATTGTTACCATCTGTTAGTTCTGGACTATAGAATTCTGCAGATCCAGATTGAATAAAATCAGCTCTGTAAAGTGTGAATTTCAAATCTTCCCACTGACTTGGTTCCCAAGTAGAGGCATTTTGAGATTTAAATAAAGATCCTAAAGTTGGTTGATTTGAAATAAATGTTTGTGTCAGAAGATCATTTTCACCAATTCTACAAATATACACACTATATTTTGTGGAATTTGATGCAATACAAACGCAATATTCCTGTCCCCCTTCAAGATATACTGGTGCCTTAAATACAAAGGAAGTAGCAACAGACCCATCACCTGATGTAGAAACTTGATTTGGTTCTAATATAATCTCAGAAAATGGAAGAACTTTTCTTGTTGGGAATCCTCCTTGCATAGTTCTGATTTGAAAAGTTACAGGAATATCAGTATCATCTTTTGATCTGAAAAATACATCACATCTTGTTAAGAACACTCCTGTACTGTCTTCTACCAAAAATGATTGCGCTAATGGGTCATACCAAACAATATTAACATTTTGTGAGGTTGATTGAGAAATTGCTTGTGTTGAAATAACTTGTGTTCCTGTTGTTCTTGAAACTGCCCTGTCTTCAAATTCTTGTTTATTTTCAATTCGTGCATTTCTTACAGAAATAATATTTTCTTGAACAGTTTCTAAAGTCCCACTAGAAGTAAATCCTTCTTCAGCAATTGTTGTTGCTGTATTTTGATCATTTGAATCATTATTGATTATTGTAAAAACTTTAGACCCTGCTTCAAATTTTGGATGAACATTAATATTTGGATTGGGAACATTGAAACTTCCAATTAAAGTTGCAGATATGTCTGAAATTAACCTTACATTTGTAATTGTTGCTTGGGCCCCACTTGTTCCTCCAATAAGAACCATTCCACTTTCAACTCTTCCACTAAATTGTCCTTGAGGTTCATTTGATAATGAAAATGTATCAACATTCAAAATAGTTGATGTTGATGAATATGTTCCTTGAAGAACTTGACTTGTATAAGGATTCAAAGAAAAAGTTGTTACTGCTGCATCATAAGGACCTTCTTTATGATTTGGTTGAGCAACTCTAAAAGTTATTCTTGAGTTTGTATTTGTATTATTTGGTCCCAATCCAGTATTTGAAATTGATCCAATTACAGTCTCTCCAGTTTGAAAGACACCAGATATCATATTAATTTCTAAAAGTTTAGGAACACAATATTTTGTGACATCAACTCCATCAAAAAAAGCATACATCTGAGTGAGTGGTTTTATTTTTTTAGAAATGAATTGAATATTTCTTGACCTCATAAATGAAATGAGATTTCGACTTACAACTCTATCACCAACAGATGATGCATCAAATTGCTCGGTAACAATAGTTCTATTTCCTGTTCTTGTCTGAACTCCAGTATCTCTTACCTCTCTTAGAGTATCTCTAAGAACGGTAGTTGTTGTATCAGTTATGAATTCTCCTCCAGTTAAATTGCCATTACCAGTAAGTCCCATTTGACCCCATCTTCCACCACTGGTTGTACTTTCAGTTCTTTCTCTTGTATTTTGAGTGACTTCTTGACCGGTCCAATTTGTTTCCCAGGAATTCCATATTGTTGGTGAAAATCCTGTCTGTGGATCTACATTTAAAGTTCTACTTGCAGTAGCAAGGGTTTCTGCATAATTTCCTTCAGTGTTAATAATTTTTGCTTCGATTCTTGTAGTGTCTACCCAGGTATCAGATGAGGGAGTAAGTTCCACAGTCCCTTGCCAAAAACTAACCAAAAATGGAGTCACACTTTCAGATCTTGTTGCAAAAGTTTGTTTAAACCATTCACGTTCTGCATAATCTAAAGTAATAATATCTGAAGATTTTCTAATATTGACCCCTTCTGGAGGTGAAAATTGAAGATCGGCATTTGGATCAACATTAATTACAGGTCCTGTAATTAAATCTACAGAATTTGTATAATGTTGAGGTCTCAATTCCTTATTTCTTAAATCAATACTATTTTTATAAGAAACACCATCTTCTTGTGCAAGAAGTGAAGTAAAGTTGTCTACAAAAAATCCAGATTTAAATCTATTCAATCCATTTGAATCAGGAACAAAAAGTCCTGCAGTATTTGTTTCCAATAATGAAAGTGAAGTATAATACTCTAAATTTTTAATACGATTTTCAAGTTGTTTGATATCAACCATTCTATATCTTTTATGATCCAAAAATTCTATTGAAGATTGTGAAACATTATAAAGATATGCTGGTAAAAATAGTGTAGCAATTTCTATCGCATCATCAACAGATACTGGTTTTTCTGGTCTTTCTGCAGGAGTTCCATATTTAACTTGCAACTTTCCATCTTTTGAAAGATAAATTCTATCAATTCTTCCCAAATAGAAAGAAAAAGTTGTAATAATAGATTCATCTGAGGCAAGAACATTTGTTGCAGAATTTCCAGATGCATTAAAATTTCGACCATAAAATTCTAGTGGTGATCTGGAGTTTGCAGATACTGTATATGAAGAAGTTCTTGGTCGAATATCAATAATATCTGAATTTGAAATTCCATTCACACTTTGTATTTCTTTACTATAATCAAAAGTATCGTATGAATTTACTGTTGTAATATCCCCATCGTCTGAAGATTGATAATATCCACTTTGGAAATAAATTTTTAGTCTTTTAGTTGGTTCATCAGAATCCGATTTTCTATTGATTACACCAAAATCATAAAATGTGCCTTCTTGCCCAGTCGAAAATGTATAATTTGAAGAAATATTGAAACTATCAATATTTAATGTTACTACGATTGCACGAATATTTGATTCTTCAAATACTAATGTTTCTCCTTCTTTAAAAGTATTTTGATTTTTGTATATAAAGGAAATTTGAGTACTTGTTAATTTTTCTGCACAGATTGCAATTGCACCACTTGTTTGTCCTGTGATTTTTTCACCAATAATCAACTCAGAAGTTGTTGTAGATGGGCTTGTGATTGAGAATAAAACAGCAGTTGGTGCTGATGGATCTGTTGTATCTAATGATTCATAAATTGAATGAATTTCAATCACATCAGGAACATTTAAGCATATATTTTCGTCTTGAACTCTTGTACCATAAGGATATTTTCCATAAGTTAGTCCATCATTAATTGTAGTTCCACCGATTCCCGAATAATTATATCTTGATTTATCTACAATAACACTATTCACTCTATTTTTGAGTTTTGATTTTGCCTTTGGTTTTATTTTTGTGAGTGTCGTAACTAATGTTGCACCAGTATTATTTGATCCAAGATTATAAATTTGAAGTTGAGTTGATCCAGATGTGAATGAGAACTTATCAGAAGTCAAAACTTCTGTGGACCCATCAGACCGAATTAATGAATATCTTTCTTCATCAAAAGGCAAGAAGGTTTCGTTAGATCCGGCAACTGCTGCTGTTGAAAGTTGATTATTTAGAATATTGACCGTATAAGATTTTCTAATCGTTAAACTTGCATTTGTAAGATCAACAGAGGATATATTATTCTTTGGAAGTTTTGTATAAAGAGTGTTATCTGTGGAGTCTTCTAAATTTGTAGTCAATATTTGCAAATCTGTTACTGATAATGCTGCAGTTGGTAGTTTTCCTTGAGCAATTCCAGTAACAGTGGTAACACCAGAGATTGTAATTGTAGTACTTCCCACACTAACAACTTTTGCAAAAACCGGATTTGACAGTGAGGAATCACTATATGAGATTAAATTGTCTTTCTTAACACTATTTCCAGGAAACAATATATTTGAACTTGTGACAGTGCTAATTCCAGAAGAAAATGATGAAATTGTAGCAATTCCAACAAAAAATGAAGTTGATTGAAGAACATCAGCCGTAAATGTAGATCCAGATCCTACAACACCATAAACAGACTTAATATCAGAAATTCCATATGATGTAATCGCAGTTGCTACCCTTCCATTTACAATTCCATCAATTGTAAATGATTCATTTGTTATGAATTCCCCTGTTTTTTCATAAACAGTTAATAGCGTAGAATTTGAAACAGATTCTTTTAAGAATGCAGTGGCACCACTGTTATTTCCCTTAATAAAAGTTGGAACAGAAAGAGTAATAGGCTCGTTTAAACTAATCTCAGTAATTGTTTGAATATCATATAGTGAAATATACCACTGATTAATATTTGAATTTGATGCATTATAAGACCCGGACTCTAATCTAAAATCATAAATTCTAGATAAACCAATTTCTTTTCCGGGAGCAGTTGTGCTTGCAATACCAACCCTTTCATTTCTCAAGCTTAATACATAAGTATTTCCAATTCCAATTACAGGAGATCCATAAACTCTGTTTAAAATTAGAGTTGGTCCAGTATTATAATTAATTGCCTGATTTTCTAAAATTTTTGTTGTTCTTGGTTTTGGTACATCAAGAAATGTTGGACTGATAGTTTCAATTTCATATCCACGAACAACTGCCTTTCCTGGAGAAATTTGATAAACTGCTAAATCATCAGTCGGAACCGACCCACCATAAGTAAATTGCCCAGCATTAAAGATACCACGATTTCCTAGTTGATCATTTAGTGACTCCTTGACTGATACATCAAATGGAGTTACACAATAGTCTCCAGATCCTGAATAGGTTCTTCTTGCCAGCTCGTCTGTTAAGTTGCTATAATCTGTAGTGGTTTTTTGAGATTTTAAAACACCTGCACTCACAGATGCAAGTTCTACAAAATTATTATCATTAAAATCGTCTAAACTTTTTTTAAAAAGTGATACTGATATTCTAAATCTATCTGCTCCTGGGGCAGAATAATTATTAAATCCCTGAGAATTATCATTTAGACCTTCATCAATATCTGGTGTTATAATTTCTTCGTTTACAAATAATCCAACTCTATAATTTGAAGTATTGCTATATTGATCTAAAATTAGAGTTTCTGTTGCTACTCTTACAAATTGTCCCCTTACAAAATAAACACCCTCAGTAATTGTAAAAGCAGAACCAATAGAAGTTGCATTATTTGCAAGAGTAATTGCAAATGTTTGTCCTGCCTGAATTGTACTATTTCCTAAAAGACCAGAGTTTATTGTTGATCCGGCAAGAAGTCCCTCTCCATCAGAAAATGTTTTTGTGGAATTATTTGCAGTACTTGAAGAAAGATAATTTACATATAGAGTGAGATTGCCCCTCTCAGAATTTGCTGCAAATAGTACATTATCAACAACAGCAGTTACACCAGAAGTTTGTCCTGTAATTTTTGTTCCAATTAATTGAGAAACATATGCCTCAACAGGAACTCCCAAATAAGAATTATTTAATTCAACCGCATAATATTGTGCATTATACCCAGTATTTCCCGGAATGACTTTTGCTCCTTCCTTGAAAAAATGCTGCCCAAATTTTTCAATTTGATTTTGTAAAATTGATTGTAAGGTTGTGAGTTCTCTTGCCTGTACAGGATATCCAGGTTTAAATAAAACCTTAGAATAATTGTTGTCAGAATTAAAATCGTCAAAGTATGGAGATACGTTGAGATTAGTTTGTTGAGGCATAATTTCCTAGAATTGCAAAATAACTTTAATATCTTCTTTTTGATTTGATGATCTGGTGATTGACGGTCTATTGTCAACGTAAATTATATTGCCAGAATATTTTTTAACTTCTGGATTTGCCAGACCATTTGCAAAAGATTGACCTAAGTAATATGTTCTATTATTTATTACAGTAGAAATACCCGTAAATGTTGTACTAATTGAAAGAGTTGTAGTACCATTAGTTGGTATAATTGACAAACTTCCACCCGTAGATGGAGAACTTGTAAAACGATTTAAGTTAAATCCATATGGAGGAGTGGTTTGTGCTGTTCCGACTGTATTAAATCCTGCAACTGACCTATCTTGCCAATACTTTAAAACTCCAGTTATTTGATCATAATTTATAACTCTTCCTGCAGCAGTAATACCAGTTCCAATTGTTTGAGTGATATAACTATCTGCTACAAAGGTTGCTGAATCATATCCTATTCCTGTGAGTCTTAGGGCATAAACTGCACTTGCCTTATCCATTGACATAATTTGTGTCGATCCAAATGATTTTGGATTTTGAACAATTCCAATTCTTGCAATTTGATTTCCTGTTATAAAATCTGGATTTTGAACATCATTTTCAATTCTTGAATATAAAAGAACGTTAATTGCACCGAGTTCTCGATAAATGTCATATCCGTGACCTCCTTGAGGTGGAACAATGACATTGAAAGTGGGTCTCGTGGTTCCTGTTGGAAATCCACCAGAAATCAAATCAACATTTCCATAAGTATATCCAGATCCTTGATTAGATACTGTAATTGACTGGACTTTTTGATCATTATCAACTACAATCGTACACTCTGCTCCACTTCCATCACCTTTGATCGGAACTCTTGTATAAGTTCTATTTGCTGTTCCTAAACCAACTCCTCTATCTGTAATTGTTACAATTTTGAGAGACCCATCTATTGCATTATTTCTAACTGCCGCACTTTCAGAACTTGTTTCCCAAT